AACGAGTTTGACGGATGGGATGACGAGTCAACTGCTGACGAGCAGGAAACAGAATCTACACAGACAGAAGCACCAATTACTGAAACATCTACTGAAACGGAAACCACGCCGACAGATGAAGGAGTAAGTGAAAACGCAGAACCTACTGAAGAAGCACCGCAGATTGAAACATACCAGTTTCTTGAAACGAAATATAATCATGAGCCTAAAACTTATGACTTGTCTAATGCGGAGCAGAAAGACGAGGTCGTTCGCCTGGTACAGAAGGGGCAAAACTACGACAAAGTTAAGAGTGAATTAGAACGCCTTAAAGGTGAGTCTGCTGAACTCAAATTCTTAAAAGATAGTTTAGCTTCAATCAAAGGTGAATTTGAAGATGGTTATGCGCTGCTTGATGATGCACTTGCAAGTAAGCTTGTTGAAAGCGAAGCTAATAACGGCAGAGTAGTAACAAGAGAAGAAGCATTACGCAGAGTCAAAGCAAACAGAGAAAGCATTTTCTCTGCCACCAAAGAAAATACAGAAAACATTAAGCAGAAGTCAATAGAGCAGTTTGCTTCTCTTTATCCCAATGTAAAGCCGGAAAGTATTCCAAAGGCTGTGTGGGATGAATTTACAGAAACATCTGATTTAGTTACTGCTTATTCAAACTTTGAGCGAAACGAAAAGCAGACAGCTTTCGCAACGCTGCAGAAAGATTATGAATCTCTTAAAGCTGAATTGGAAACAATGAAGCAGAACGAGAAGAATCGTGAGAGATCTACCGGCTCACAGAGAACTGCCGGATCTCCACCACCAAAAGACCCTGACTTTGACGGTTGGGAAGATTAATGAATTTATAGGAGAACACAAAAATGGCTATTCATCTTGCCGATAAATTCAGCACAAAGGTTGCTGAAAGATTTAATAAAAAGTCCATCATCGCTGGTATCGCTTCCAAAGCATACGATTGGGATGGCGTAGAATCCATTAAGGTATACAGTGTTGACACTGTTCCACTCACAAACTATCAGCGTTCCGGTATGAGCCGTTTCGGCACACCAACAGAACTTGGTGATTCCGTACAGACAATGAAAGTCACTGTTGATAAGGCATTTACTTACACAGTTGACAAGGGAAACAATGCTGAACAGTACAATGTAAAGTCTGCAAACCGCAACCTTCAGCGTGAGATTGACGAAGTTGTCGTTCCATTCTGCGATGAACTCGGTTTAGGTAAATGGACAGCAGGCGCAGGCTCTGTTGTTAAGGCAGCAGAAACTGTATCTGCTTCAAACATTGTAGCAGAGATTTCAAAACTGAAATACAAACTCGACCAGGCAAAGGTTTCCAAGAAAGGTCGTTACCTTATCTGCTCTAATGAGTACCTCAACTTTGTTGTTAATGCTTCACAGTTTGTTTACACAGACAAGCTTGCAAATGCTTCAATGATTGAAGGCGAAGTTGGTATGCTCATGGGATTCAAGATTGTTGAGTGCCTTGACGAGTACCTTCCAACTGGTGTAGGCATGCTCGCAGTTCACAGCGATGCAGTTCTTGCTCCATTCAAACTCCGTGACTACAAGATTCACATTGACCCTCCAGGATTAAATGGCGATCTCACTGAAGGCAGAATCCTTACAGACGCATTCGTTCTTGATGCAAAAGCAGGCGCAGTTTGTGCTTACGCTTCGGCAGGCAATGTAGCAGGCAATGCAACAATCGCAGTTAATGTTAACGCTGCAAACCCAGTGCAGATTGGCTTCTCCGGTGACGAAGTTCTCTACACACTTGATGGTTCTGACCCTCGTTGCTCCGGCACAGCAGTTCATGCAAATGCTAATGTTACACTCAACACAGCACAGTGCAATGGTGCAACAGTTGTTAAGGCAATTGTATTTGATGCTAACAAGTCCGTTTGCTACGGCGAAATGGCAAAGGCAAACTTTGCTTAATTAAAACACTATGGGGTGGGTCAAATCCCACCCCTTTGGGGGATTTATGATAACACTTGCAACAATGGCGAACCGCAATTGGTATGAGTATGTTGCAATAGCAATACAGTCCGTTATAGATAACAATTCAGACTTCAAGCTATATTTGTTTATTGAGGATGACAGCTTTCCTTGGTTTAAGGATGACAAACGGATTATTGTTAAGAATTTTAACAACATGCCAAAGTTGCTTGACGATAATTCTCCTAATATCCGTGAGGGTATGTACCCTACAATATCCTTCTTACCATTCTGCCTTCCTTTTTGGTTGGATGATAAGAAGGTTATTTTTTTTGACAGCGATGTCGTCTTTGACGGAAGTCTGAAGAATCTGTGGGAATCCGGATTAGGAAATTGCTATGCTGCACTTGTTCCAGAGCCACAGAAAAGTATTGACCATATATATGGGAATATGGGCGTTGCTTTACTCAACCTGGACAAGATGCGAAAAGACAACATCCATACTCAATTACTTAATAAGTTAAATACAGAATTTTATCTCTATATCTGCCAAGACATTCTAAACGAAGTCTGTGCCGATAGAATTGCACCATTATCTAACAAATGGAACGCAACACATTGGACTGGATTTCCGGAAACGATTATAGGATGTCACGGAGCAGGAAATATCAAGCCGTGGGATAGTCGCAGTAGATACTACAACACATGGCTAAAATATAAGGATTCATTATGCAAATAGATTTAATCATACCGTTCTACAACGCACAGCGAACAATCAGCAGAGCATTAGCTTCAGTTGTCACGCAGAAACTTGATGACGGAGATACATTAACAACCACTATAGTTAATGACTGCTCTACGGATTTAACTCAAGATGATTTAGACAATCTTGGCGAGTTTTGGAACAACTTAATAGATTTACAAATCGTCAACTGTCCGGAGAACGGTGGCGCAGGGTACGCAAGGCAAGTCGGACTTGATGCTACAGATGGTGATCTAGTTGCTTTTATGGATGCTGATGATGTACTAGGGTCGCCCTTCGCCCTTCGTTCATTAATCAGAGAAATAAAAAAAACCGGTAACGATATTGTTATGGGTCAGTTCGTAGAAGAAGATCCAAACGGAAATATAGTAAATCACGAAGAGAATTGGATTTGGTTACATGGCAAGATGTTCAAGCGCAGTTTTCTCGAGAAATACTCTTTCCGTTTCAACAATAGTCGCTACAACGAAGATGTAGGATTTCTTTCACTTATCTCGCAGTTTACCGACAAGAAAAGCTATATACATCAAACAGTATATATATGGCAGAACCAGGGAAACAGCACAGTGAGAACAGACAGAAATTCATATGCTTATGGATTTGGATTTAGGGGTTTCATCAACAACCTCGCATGGTCAGTGGAAGAAATGCAGGCACGAAAGCTGAACAAAGGACTTTCATCTAAATTCGCTTTGGAATGTTTGTGCCGACTGTATTGGCAGGAACAAGATGCCAATAACAACTTGCCTTGTGAAGCAGAAGAAAACGACAAGGCAATAAAAGACTTTTATAAACGAGCGATAAAACCATTTGCCGATGATGGTGCAATTAACCTTGAAGTAATTGAATCAACATTTTTGAGGGCAAATGCGGAATGGCAACCACCTTGCGCCATTCCTAGAAGAACATTCAGAGATTTCCTGCGCATGGCAGGATTTAAGGAGCGTAAGAAATGACAAACGCACAAGACATATTTGACAACGCAATGGCGTTGATGGATGAGTTCAGTACCAATACCGACGATACTGGGAAATTCATTCCTAACGAAAACGATACACTTGAATATAAAGCGAGAACAATTGCCATACTCAATGTGTTAGCAGGCGAACTGTTCCCTTTCAGCGATACATTTAAAATTGTTGAGAACGGCAAAAGACCGATTTGCCCAGTTATCATTAACTTTGTAGATTCCATTAATCTTGATGATTATATCTGCCGCACAGTAATGCCTTATGGACTTGCTGCGCACTTACTGTTGCAGGAAGATCCGTCATCGGCAAACTACTTTCAGCAGAGATATGATGAGTTGAAAGGTAACCTTCAGCGTGGACTTCCGGCAGAAAGCACAGAGATAACTGATGTATATAATGGTTACTATGATGTTGATGGTAATTGGATAAGTTGTTCTGATCCAATAGGGTTCAGCCGTGGTGGTAGGTGGTAATGAATGGCAAATATAAGCGGTTCAAGAGAAGAGAGAATCTTCTCAATATCACAATGGATAGGACTTAACGAATCTCCGGACGGAGATACAAAGTTAAAGACCGGTGAAGGTTCTGTTGTACAGAATTGGAAGATAACGAGAGATAACAACCTTCGTAGGCGTGGCGGTTACAAGATGCCACAGTACCTTAACGGTTCAACAATGACTGACCTTGTATTAGGCGAAGGCGAAGTTAAGGGTATCTTTTCCGGCACTGTTAATGGCGAAGAAACAGTTCTTGCAGCTTGTGACGGACATGTCTATAAGTTGTGGGATGGTATCGCCTGGTGCAAAGAAGAGATAGGTTTAATTGATACAAGCAACAGAATAACCTTCTTCCCTTTCGGTGGTATCGTCTACATCCTTAACGGAATTGAATACTATCAGTATGACGGATTCAACTTAACAATGGTGCAAGGCTATCGTCCTTTACTGTTCACTGCATTAACTCCAGCAGGCGCACAGCCTTCCGGTGGTTCAATGTTGGAAGAAGCGAACAAGCTGACCGGTGCAAGACGACTGTGGTATTCTCCAGACGGAACATCAACAGAGTTCGTAATCGTTGAAACAGATATTGTATCAATTGACTATGTTAAAGACCTTGCTACCGGAGAGTTAATCAATCCAACGACATACACAGCAAGCGTTGCTGACCACAAGGTAACATTCACGACAGCACCTACCGCAGGAATAAACACTATAGAAATAGGTTATTCAGCTATTAATACATACAGAGAACAAGTAACGAGAATGAGATTCGCTGAAATGTTTAGTGGCTCAACTGACATGAGAGTATTCATTTATGGTGATGGTTCTAACGAAGTGTTCTATTCATCAATAGACTATGACGGAACACCAAGGGCAGACTATTTTCCGGACTTAAATGAAATTGCTGTTGGCGATAAGAATACACCGGTAACGGCAGTTATCCGTCACTTATCAGCATTAATAGTATATAAGACAGATAGTACATACTCTATCGCTTATGGACTGATTGACCTTGAGGACGGAAGCCAGGAAGCAGCCTTCTATGTCACATCCATTAACAAAGCATTAGGCAATGAGCCAATGGGTATGGTTCAGTTAGTACTTAACTCACCATATACAATAATGGGTCACGATATTTATGAATGGTCGGCAGTATCAAGATACAGTTCTACAATCTCTAAAGATGAGAGAACTGCAAAGCGTGTATCAGACAAAATCTATTCAACAATAGGAAACTTTGATACAGAAAACATCTTCACATATGACGACAACATTCACCAGGAATACTATGTTTGCAATCCTGCGAAAGCTGAAGCGTTAGTGTGGAACTATGCGGTAAATGCATGGTACTACTACGACCACTTCCCTATGAACTGTGCATGTGTGTTTGACGGTGACATTCTGTTTGGTTCTACATCCGGAAAGATTGAACTGTTCAGCGACAGTTACTATTCAGACAATGGCGAAGCATTTGATTCAATATGGGAATCCGGTTCAATGGACTTTGGCAGACCATATGAGAGAAAATTCTCAAGTGAGATGTGGATCGTAATCAAGCCGGAAAGCCGTGGTCATGTCGGAGTAACGGCAAGAACGGACAGAAAAAGCGACTTTGATGTTAAGGATACAGACAGCTCGCTACTTGACTTTTGGGATATTGACTTCAGTGATATTTCATTCTCTGTCAATCGTTCGCCAAGAACATATCGTCACAGATTAAAAGCAAAGAAATTTACTTACTACAAATTAAGACTAGAGTCAAACGATGCCGAAACCGGTGCAACAGTGCTTAACGCAAACTTCAGAGTACGCTTTACTGGATTCGCAAAATAAGGAGTAAATAAAATGGCATTTACACAATTAACTAATGAATTAACTACTATTGAGCAGTTAGCCGATACCCCTAACAGAACGAGTGGCTATACTGCACAGCAGATGAAAGAATTCTTTGATGCTAATGCAAAGATTATTAAAGCTTATATTAATGAAACATTACTTGTTGAATTAGGCGGAACGGCAGGCGCACCAAACTTGGGCATGTTCCCTTCTGAACATTTCAAAGATGGTTCAGCCTATATCACGAATGTCCAGGCAGCACTTGAAAAACTGTATAACGACATTGTAGGCGTTACACTGTCCGTTCTCGTTGACGGATCTGTTACATCTTCAAAACTGTACCAGGGCATTGGTTCAGAAGCAGTTATTACGACAGCAATCCGTGACCTTGCCGTTACAACAGCAAAGATTGCAAACGGAGCAATTACATCACAGAAGATTGCAGATGCAAACATTAACACGGCTACGATTGCAGATGGTGCTATTACAACATCAAAGATTGCAGATGCCAATGTTACAACGGCAAAGATTAACGATGGTGCTGTCAACACATCAAAGCTTTCAGATGCTTCCGTAACAACTGCGAAGATAAATGACGGAGCAATCACCGCAGCAAAGATTAACGGACAGATTCCTCTCACCAAGGGTGGCACTGGTGCTTCAGATGCAGCAGGAGCAAGAGCAAACCTAGTTGCGCAGCAACAGCACTCCACAGTTTCAGTAACAATTGCAGTTGGAGATTGGAACGGCACTTCATGTTCAAAAAACATATCCGGAGTAACTTCATCAAATTCCATAATAGTATGTGCTAATCCAAATTCCTTTGATGCATGGAGAAACTTTGGAGTAAGAATGTCATCTCAAGGAAATGGCACGGTTGCTTTTGCGTGTGTATCTAAACCAAATGTTTCAGTAACAGCAAACATTATAATACTCAACTAATGAGGTGGGTAAATGATATTCAACATAGATTCCGGATTACCTGGATTATTTTATGATTTCGGCAGTCTTGTAAGGGGAACAGATTGGGATTGGTACAACGGAGAAAGTGATGCCAATGGCAACTGGGCAATACAGTTTTGGAAAACCGGAAGTTATAACATTGACCTTTTAACAAATAAAACCGTAGACATTCACTGTGTTGGCGGTGGTGCTGCCGGAGCGGATGGCGGTTGGAACTGGTTTGGAAATGGTGGTGGCGGTGGTTACACTAATACCGCATCTAATATTAGGTTAACTGGTAAAACCTTTACTGTCACAGTTGGAGCAGGCGGTGTTCGCACATCAAGAAATGGTGGAACATCTTCATTTAGTTCCCTATGTTCAGCATCCGGTGGTCAAGGCAAAAATGGCGGTTCTGGTGGTGGTGCAGGCGGTATAGACCACTATGAACAAGGATGGCTAGACGGCGCACATGCCGGTGGTTCTAATGGTGGCAATGGCGTAGCTAACGCTACTACACAAGAAGCAGGCGGTGTAGGACAAGGTCGTAATACATATGACTTTGGCAACTCATCACTCACATTAAGAGGTGGTGGCGCAGCTTCCGGTGCTGGAGCATGGGGCAGTACCGCATCCGGTGGTGCAGGCGGCGGTGGTAGTTCCGGTCAAGCAGGCACTAACAGATACGGCGGTGGTGGTTCAGGCGGAACTAGAAACGGACAAGCTTTTTCCGGTGGTTCTGGAATCGTCATTATAAGAAATCATAGATAAGGAGATATAGCTATGGCAGACATAACAACAACAACTGCTGAAACAACAAGTTCAATTCCAACTGGAGAAGAAAGAGTTCAGCAGATTAAGAACATGTACGATGCAAACCTCAACGCAACAAAATCAAACCTT